CTGGTTATCAGTTGCTCAATCCTAATGACCTTATTGCAAACTCTAAGGTTAAAGAGTACCTGAAACAAACTGGTGCTGTGACTAAGTTGAAAGATTTGGGTGCAACAGAAGTGAAGAAAGAAGTTTCTAAACCTGTTGTTGAAGAAATGACAGTAACAGAAGTTACTGCTTAATTGAAAGAAAGTTTTTGTTATGAGTAAATATAATTTTTCAAAAGTGATTAAACTTCCAGCAACTACTGTGAAGAACCTTGCATTGCGTGGTGATCCAAACACACCGTATGCTCGTGCCTTACAATTAAATCCTGGTGAGGGATTTGTTGTCTACGGAAAATCTTCAGTAGACTTGTGTTTGCCTTATGCACAAGGTGCAAAGATGGGCATGAAGTTTATTGCTCGCTCAAACTATAAGTTGGGTGACAAGCGTGGTACATTAGTGTATCGTTTGAAGTAATTAATTTGCTAATGGGGGAGTTGCGAGAATTTATGCGAGCTGTCAGTCAGATGCCGGATTCTATGAATCTTAAAAATGGATCGTGCAGTAAGTCTCATATAGGCGAATTCCGCTCACTCTCAAACAACAGCGAATGTCGGGAGACATCCAGCGTGCCCCTTAGCATCTTTGAAAGAATAAATGAATAATCGAGACCGAGAAATTTTGTTGATTGCACAAGAAGAATGTGCAGAAGTAATTCAGGCAATATCAAAGATTTTTAGATTTGGATTTGATGCACAACATCCAAATGAAGATAGGAATAATCTCCAACGACTTGAAGAAGAGTTGGGTGATTTAGTGTGTATGATTGGTTTACTTATGAATAAGAAAATTGTAAGTGAATCAAATGTAGAATCAGCTGCAGAATTGAAATTGAAAAAGTTAAGGACTTGGTCAACAATTTTTGTAGGTGAACCGAACCCGCCAAGGTAACGCTTGGCTACTATGACCCGTAGGAAGTGAAGTGAGTTCGTTACTCAAGGGTGGTTCCAGTCATACCGAACTGGCGCTGGCAATGCGAGAATTCTCTCTGGTCGGGAAGTGGGTGGAAGGTCGGTGGGTGTTACTACAGACTATAATTACCACCGCAGAGAGAAAGCTTTTTTTATTGAGAAGGATTATATTATGGAAAAAGTGATTGAGAATGGTCAAGTTGCAGTAATCTATTCACCTGGATTTGGTGCAGGTTGGTATACTTGGAATCAGGGTCGATTTCCTGAATTGAGTGATGCTACTTCTTTGTTGTTTGATCCAATCTTAGTTGATTTGGTAAAACAGAAACATGCAAGCCAATTCGATGAAGGTGCTCGTGACCAAATTGAAACACAAATTGTTGCAAGAGCAGAGCAACTTTGCCCCGAAGGTTACTTTGGTGGCGCTGAAGATTTAGTTATCGAATGGATGCCAATTGGTACTGAATTCGAAATTGATGAATATGATGGTAGTGAATCTATTCGTTATAAAGAAAATGAATACTGGATAACAGCATGAATTGGGCGCTAGTGATTTGGGTTGTATCTTCTAATAACTTCACAGTATTTGAAAGATTTGAATCATTAGATAATTGCTTGAATAAGCGAGAGACCGTCATTTCTGCTTTTCAACAAGTTGATTCGAAATACAATGCCGTTTGTCGACCAATAAGTCCGACTGGCGCTAAAAGTAATTCAAATATTATTGTTCATCGTGCTGTAGTGTATTAATGAAAAAAACTTTGTTATGTTTGTTGATGATACCACTATTTGCCAATGCCAAAGAAACTCTTGGTATTGGTGAGTATCGGTATGGTCCGGACACCACACAAAACTTTGCATGTCAAGCTGCTGAAGAGAAAGCGAAAGAACATGCTATAACAAGATATGTTGGTGAGCAGATTGAATCATTTGCTTATGAAACATGTCAAAACGAATCTTGTGATATGCAGAAGAATACCTTCAATGAAATTAAAGGTGAAATCAAAACCATAATTTCAAAGAATGTAAAAACAATAGAGAATCCAGGATATACATCTTGTATTGTTTCTGTTGTTGCTGATGTACATAAGATAAAGAACACAATCAATATTTCCCTAAATGAAGATTTCTTTAATTTACGGGAAAGAGATGAAGTTAAATTTAAAGGCACATCTAATCGAACAGGTTATTTGACCGTATTTAATTTTTATGGTGGTGTTTATTCGAAGATTTACTCGGTGAAGATTGCCTCACAGAACAACGAATTTGTGATACCATCTACCCATACTAATAAAATCATTGCAGTTTTGCCTCATGGGCAACAACAGTCTAAAGAAATGATAATGTTTTTGTTTACCGAAAGTGTGGTTGATATGAAGACTAGTTATTCACAAAATGAAATGCAAAGTCTGGTGTATTCTATACCATACCAAAGTCGCAAAGTTGTAAATCGTTATGTTAATATTGTAAAGTGATAGGAAATTAAAATGAAAAAGTCTTTTGTTATGTTGCCGTTAGTCTTAGCACTAACTGCTTGTGGTAGTATGAAATATCAAGGCGGTGTGGAACTTGAAAGTAAAAGTCCATTCGCATCATCACCGAAGGCTGGTGAAGAAGTAAAATATCCTTCTTGGTATACTGAAAAGAATACAGACGGTGCTTTGTATGCTGTTGCATCTGAGTATTCTAAAGATATGCAGTTTGCTGTTGATAAAGCAACATTATCCGCTAAACGAAACCTTGCTTCTAATTTCTCGTCACATGTTAATGCGATGATGAAAGATTATGCAACAGAAGTCGGTGAAGATTCTAGTGTAATGCGTGAGATTGACCGTACCACAAAATTGATTGTCAACAAAGTGAATTTAGTCGGTATTCAAAAGACTAACTTTAAAATTGAACATGAAAAAGAAGGTTACAGAGCATGGATACAATTGCGATATTCTGTAGATGATACCAACAAATTGTTGATGGCAGAAATCAAACGAAATCGTCAATTAGAAACCAAATTGTCGGCATCTAAATCTTTCCGTGAGTTAGAAAAAGAAACTAATCCAGAGAGAGTTGAAGTCACAAGAGTTGAACCTCAACCAAGAATCGATAGTGCTGATGTTAGAATTGATGAAAGGCCTGTACAATGATAAAAGGTTACCTAAGATATAGTGGTGCGAGTATTATTTTCCAATTAAATCCACTACATTGGAAAGTTTTCCCTTGGTTTAGGAATGAAACAAATACTGAGTGGGGTTCAGCAGAACACACTTACAGCTTGACATTCTTGTTTTTAACTGTTAGAATATGGATAGATAACGGAGATTGGTAATGAAACATTGGTCAGAATTAAATAGATTAGAAACACAAATTATCCGCCTTGAAACAATGCGGTCTTTGTTTAGTGTATTGGCATCTGGTGCAGAGGAAAGCAGTCCAGATGATATTCGTAATGCTTTGTGGTATGTTGAAGGTTCTTTAAGTGACATTCATAATGAATTGCGAAATGATTTTGAAAGTCTATGGCAAGTTGTTTTAGAAGATGGCGATACAGAAGAAATTGAGAAAATTAAAAAGAAACACAAAGGCGGCATGAAGAAGAAAAAACAAATGACTGACCGTGAACTACCATGAATATTTTTTATCTAGACCATGATGTGACTAAGTGTGCAGAAATGCATAACGATAAGCATGTGGTCAAAATGATTTTAGAATATGCTCAATTACTTTCTACTGCCCATCGTGTTCTTGATGGTACTCTCGTTGATGGATACAGTAAAACTGGTCGCAAACAAAAACGATATGTATTTTCTGATGAGCGTGAGAGTACATTTTATTCCGCTACTCATCTACACCATCCTTCAGCAGTTTGGGCAAGACATTCAGCAATGAATTATTATTGGCTGTATACCATGCTTGATGCGTTGTGTAAAGAATACACCTATCGCTATGGTAAAATTCATAAGTGTGAAAGAGATGGTCTAGTAAATCGTTTGCAAACAACACCAATTAATATACCTATTGGCTCTTTTACTGAACCAACTCCTGCAATGCCTGATGAAGTGAAGATTGCAGGTGATTCCATCAAGTCCTATCGTAACTACTATATAAACAACAAGACGCATTTAGCGTCATGGAAAAAACGAAGTACACCAGGATGGTATAATGCCAACATATGAATTTTTAGATACAAAGACTAATGAGATTTTTGAAACAATTATGAAGATTGCAGAGAGAGAAGAATTTCTGATAAACAATCCTCATATGCAACCAGTAATATCTGCACCAATGTTAGTGTCGAGTGTATCAACAACAGGAAAAGTACCAGATGGTTTCAAAGAGGTACTTTCTAAAGTTGCTGAGAAACATCCAAACAGTTCCGTTGCAGATAAACACGGCCGAAGGTCAGCAAAAGAAGCAAAAACAAGAGAGATTGTCAAAAAGTATACTGACAAGATAACGAAAAGTATTAAATGACCTTTAACTTTATAAAACTACCTGAATTAGACTTTGATTTAAAAGCAGAAACAACTGAATCTGGAAGAAAGTATGTAACACCAAATGGTGCAAGATATCCTTCCGTCACTACTGTATTGTCTTCTTACAATAAGAAAGCAATTATGGAATGGCGACAAAGAGTTGGTGCTGAAGAAGCAAATAAGATTGCAGGTCGTGCTTCTCGCCGTGGTACGCAATTGCATACCTTGTGTGAGAAGTATATTCTTGGTGAATTAACCGAGGTGAAAAGGCACTCGTTGATGCCTTTGGACAAAATGATGTTTGGTCAATTACGACCAATACTAGATGAACATGTTGGTAATGTATATTGTCTTGAACAGGCATTGTATAGTGATGGTTTGAGATTAGCAGGTCGTGTTGACTTGATTGCGGAGTGGGATTATGAGTTGGCAGTAATTGACTTCAAATCTTCCACAAAGGAAAAAAAAGAAGGCAACATTCGTAATTACTTTATGCAATGTTCAGCTTATGCTGAGATGTTTGGAGAAATTACAAACCGACCAATCAATAAAATTGTGGTTGCGATTGCAACCGAAGAAGAAGTAGCACAGATATTTGTGAAAGACAAGAAAGAATATTTGCCAGAATTAAATCAATTTATTGATAAATACTGGAGTGATATTGCTGTATGAAGTAAAGAGAAAAGTGTTCTGGACGGGAGTTCGAATCTCCCCACCTCCACCAATTATTCATTCCAGATAAAAGTGGATAATTGATGGGGGTGCATTTGGTTTCGACAGGGCAACAAGTAACAGAGTGGACAGCACATCAGCAACGATGTAAAAAGAAGAAAAAAAAGTAAACGCAAACGACTCACAGTTCGCATTAGCAGCCTAACAGCCGCTTAGGGTTTTGGTTGGTTTCCTCGTAACAGAATAACCAACCTTTTATATTATGATGGAGTGATATTGTGCCTTTGATTTTACAAGATGTTAAACCAATTGAAGAGATAAGGATTGCGACAGAACCAGCGATTACGAAGGTTGAAAATTCTTCGGTTAATGGTACTGAGTTAGTCTTTGTTATTTTGTTATTTGTTGTGTTGTATCTTTTCCGTGTTCAGTTGTTTTATCTATTGACATTGATTGCAAAAGTGTGTATAATGGCCTTGTTCGCCTATTCAACATATATCTTATTTCTAAAGTAATGGCAAACTATAAAAGAAAAAAACCAAGAAGAAGCTGTAAGTGTACCATGTGTACACAGTTTAGATGGCTGGGTAATTCAGCCGGAAGAAAAAGAATTTCTGATGTTCGTAATGACGATAAGTTTAAATCATATAAGGAAACAGAGTGAAAGTATATAAAAGTAATTACCGAAACCATTGGGTGTCACCATACACTATCCTCAAAGTGATTTGCTTTTGGGAAAAAGATGATGATGTGTTTTACAACCATGAAGATGTGCCTGGTCACAAGTATGACAAGTGGGTTAATTTTTTAGACCCATTCTGTAAAGCATGGTCTAAGTTCCTTGATTTTGTTCACCCACAAATTAACTATGTAAAGATTGACCGATGGGATACTTGGTCGATGGATCATACTTTAGCAGATATCATTCTGCCAATGTTGAAGCAATTACAAAAAGACAAACACGGTGCACCTTTTGTTGATGATGAAGATGTACCAGAAGAATTGAAATCAACATCAGCACCACCAAAAGAAAATGAATATGATACTGATGATAATCATTTCAAAAGATGGGATTGGGCTCTTAATGAAATGATTTTTGCCTTTGAATGTAAAGTTGATGATACATGGGAAGAAAAATTTAGTTCTGGTGAATTTGACAAGAAGACGGTTGCTTGTCAATGGGATGAAAACGGCAAAGCAACAATGTATCAATGGATTGACGGACCGAAACATACTTACACATTAGATTTTGATGGTATGCAAGAAGTACAGAAACGAATCACAAACGGATATCGTTTGTTCGGTAAATACTATGAAGCGCTTTGGGACTAAAATCTGGAGACTATGGGCAAAGGCATTAGGAGAAAAAGCATCAACGGATGACAATGAAGCGGATAAGATTGCCATTATTCGTTCAATCATTGTGTTAATATACATCATAACAAATTTTGTAATTATGGCCGGTGTTTTGCGACATTGGAATGACTAAATAAGTAACCAGCACTCACACAAATCGCTGGTAACACACAAACACACTAAGGAGTGAAATATGTCTAATATGACACCGTTCGAGATTCGCCTCGAACTTCTAAAAATGGCGAAGGATATGCTTTCTGATGACTACTACGGAAAGCGTGAATCGATTAGCAATCAATACGCATCACAATGCGAATATGCTAAACTGAATGGCCAACCAGTACCAGACCATCCAGGATTCCCTCCATTTCCAAATGAAAGTGAAATCGTTACCAAAGCAAACGCATTGAACGGTTTTGTTTCAAACATCCCACTAGAAACAAAGACTACACCTAAAAAGTCTACCACCTGATGGGCGAGAAGAGCGCACTCTTCTCGGGTACGCTCTCCTTTTAACACAAAGGAGTAAGAATGAAATCCAGTTTTTTAATTTGTATTGCCGCTATCATGGTAATACTGACAATAAGTTTTGGTATGGCTGCACAGATAAGATATGACATGCCTTTTAAAACCAAATTCAACAGTTTGTCACCACAGGCAAAAGCAGAAGTTGAATGTCTAGCAGAAAATATTTACTTTGAATCTGCCCACGAACCAAAACAAGGACAAATTGCTGTTGCGTTTGTTACCTTGAACAGAGTTAATTCCGGTTTATTTGAAAGTGATATCTGTGGTGTAGTGAAACAAAAAATCAGAAATGTTTGCCAATTTTCTTGGTACTGCGAAGATAAACCTTACCGCATTTCCACCGAAAAGAGCTTGACATCCACCCCCAATTCGTTGTATAATGATATTAGAGATTTAGCAGTAAGTGTCTATATTAACTATGAACGAATGATAGATCCATCCAATGGTGCTTTATTTTACCATGCTGACTATGTTAATCCTGGATGGAAAAACATGAAGATGACTGCCGTTATTGGCCGTCACATCTTCTACAATAGAACAGGAAAAGGAATATGAAAATGCCAGTTAAAATAGAATACCCAACACCAACTATTGTGTCATTGACATTAGTGTTATTGGCAGCAATATTTGGATTAGGTTATTATAATATAAGTGATAGAACTCTTATGGCACAGAACATCGATAATGCAATTGCGAAAGGTATTGACCCATTATCAGTAAGATGTTCATATGCAAAGAGTGACGATATTATTTGTGTGGCTTTTGCTTCATCAGCACAATCTCACAATACAGGCGTGACAACAGTTAAGAAATAATTTTAGGAGTATATTATGGCAATACAGCAAGTGAGTGTTAATCAAATTTCAAACCCAGCAGACCGTGAAAAGTTGTTGAAAGTAATCCGTGAGGTGTCTGATTCAATGGCACGGGCTCAGGGTGAGAAAGAATATATCCGTGAAGCAATTACGGATATCAGTAAACAGTTACAATTACCAAAGAAGATTGTAGCAAAGATGGCGAAGGTCTATTTCAAACAGAACTATGATGAAGAAGTTGCTGTGCAAGACCAATTTGAAACTCTTTATGAAACGATTGTAAAATGAAATATATTTTTAAACAAATAGACGATATCTCTGGTGCTAATGCAGTAACTACTATTGAATTTAGTGCGGATTCTCTTCCCGATATCTTAGAACATTTTGAAATGTTTATTCGTGGTTCAGGTTTTCATCCATCAGGTACTTTAGACTTTGTGAATTATGATGACTGTGAACTAGAATTTTCTGATGAAGAGCTTGATACACCGCAGGAAGAAACGCATGAATGGACACAAACATTGCGAGATGATGCTGAGTGGCCTTTTCCAAAACAAAGACCTACTCAAGAAGAATGGCAAGGTGTTGCACCATCCACCGCAATGCAATGGACTGTGAATGAATTGATGAAAGGTCCAATGACTGTGCAATCAAATGCTGAGAAGTGTTCAGTCTGTGGTATCAGTTTCGATGTAATGGCAAATCAAAAATGCTGGGATGTAAAATGCCCAATAGGCAATGATGCCAACTAAAGATGAAATGGCAAAATTTGCCAAGTCGATAGAAACTCTTGTTGCTAATACTGATTTCAATTACATAGAAGCAATTGTTGACCATTGTAAAAACACTGGTCTTGAAATTGAAGTGGCTGCAACATTAATTAATTCTAACCTTAAATCGAAGATTGAAGCTAACGCAATGGATAATAATATGTTAAAAGATAAAGGTGCTAGATTGCCAATATGACTGGTTATGAAACATTTGAAATCTATCAGGCACTCAAGTTACATTTTACAACGGACAATTATGATTTTGTAAAATACAATGGTAAGACAAGCGTTAATGTAACGACTTTCGAAAATAGAAAAGACAAGTACCACTTTTACAAACTGTCTCGCAAATGTAATAACAAAGATGATTTAATTAATTTTGTTGTTGCCAATTTTGTAGAAGATGAGAAGTCTTGGGTAGGTAACCTATTGATGGAAGAAGCAGATATGAATTACCGAAAACGACAAAAGGTAATTCAATCGCTGTCGTATACATTTGAGAATGATTTAACGAAGATATTTGACGGCTGTTCTAACCCTAATGACTTGATTGTTGTGCATGATGGTGACTATCCTAGTCTATTGACGAAGACTTTACAGAGAGATATACAGATTGAAACCTTGTGTATTCTCAATGACATTCTTGGATTCTTTCCTATGTGGTCTAAGAAGATAACAGACACTATTCGATGGCCAGAATACAGGCGAAAATGCACCAAGTATGCCACATTTCTTCCCAAAGATAGTGTAAAATATAAACTTATATTGAAGAAGGTGATTGATGATTGAGAAAATTTACCTTGATATGGATGGCGTATTGTGTGATTTCGAAAAACGATATACAGAATTATACAATGAGCAACCTAACTCAAGCAGAGACAAAAAGAATTGGTCTGAAAACTGGACTGACTTTGTTATGTCGAAACAATTTGAGACCTTGGATATCTTTCCAGGTGCAATTGAATTGTTGAGATATGTAAGAGATACAGACTTACCGATTGAAATACTAACCTCATCTGGTGGTGCAAAGTATCATGACTTAGTTGCCGAACAGAAAAATATTTGGTTAAAGAAACAAGGACTCGCATACAAACGAAATGTGGTTCCTCAAAGAAGTTTGAAAGCATCATATGCAACTCCTAATACCATCTTAATTGATGATACAGAAGATGTGATTGCTGTTTTCAACAAGGCAGGCGGCATCGGTATACTTCACAAAGATATCGGTGAAACTCTGCAAACATTAGATAGTGTGCTTGCAAAGCAACTAAATAATGTGATATAATGATACTGTGAACAAAACGCTATACAACAACATACATTTTATACAAGGAAATAATATATGAGTTCTTTCGCAAACCTCAAAAGAAGTCGCAATGATTTGGATAAACTAACCAAAGCAATTGAAGACACCACATCACCCACTTCTAAAGAAGCTGGGTCAAAAGACGATACCCGACTCTGGCAACCTACTGTTGATAAAGCAGGCAATGGCATGGCAGTTATTCGCTTTCTTCCCGCACCTGCGGTAGACGGTGATGATGCACTACCTTGGGTTCGTAGATTCGACCATGGATTTCAAGGTCCAGGCGGTTGGTATATTGAAAACTCTTTGACAACTCTTGGTCAAAAAGATCCAGTATCAGAGTACAACACTACATTATGGAATTCTGGTATCGAAGCAAACAAAGAGATTGCACGGAAACAAAAACGCCGTTTGCATTATATTGCTAACATTCTGGTCGTATCAGACCCAAGTAATCCATCAAACGAAGGTCAAATCAAACTGTTCAAGTTTGGTAAGAAAATCTTTGATAAGATTACAGAGGCGATGAATCCCGAATTCGCTGATGAAACACCAATCAACCCATTTGATATGTGGGAAGGTGCTAACTTCAAGTTGAAGATTCGTAATGTTGAAGGCTATCGCAACTATGACAAATCAGAATTTGCTGATAAGTCTGCATTGCTTGATGGTGATGATGAGAAACTTGAAGCACTTTGGAAGAAAGAATATTCTCTCAAAGAATTCACCGAACCATCTAACTTCAAATCATATGAAGTGTTGAAGGCGAAACTTGATAAAGTTTTAGGCTTTGATGGTGGTTCTTCTGTAAAGACTAAGGCAGAAGATGCCGTCTTTAAAAAGTTTGATGATGAAGATGTTGCAGTAATCGATAAAAAGATTGTTGAACATGATGACGAAGACTTGGATTACTTTAAGTCTTTAGCAGAAAAAGAGTAAAATCTTTTATGCAAATTAAACCCCGCCTTGTGCGGGGTTTTTTATTATGCGATTGGTCTTAATAGATAACGCATCAAGTCATTATTATATGGGCTTACATTATTACCACCACTACTTGAAGGACCACTCATCATAGAATTGTTCGTTGGTGCGTTAATGACTGTTGGTCCACCACTAGAATTCATTGCGAGTTGTTGAGTTGATAGAGAACTTTGTGCTTGTGTTAAAGTAGTTCCTGAACTTGGCGCAGCTGCAATTTGAGTCGCTTTTCCTGATAAACTATTGGCAATATCAATTCTTTTTTGTCTATGAGCACCACTCGAGCGTTCATAAAACTGGTCAACAAGGGTTGCAGCTTGGTCTGCTGATGTTGCTTTTCTCAATAAATTACCCGCTCTTTTTTCAGTATTATTTAATTCCCAATTAACATATTCTAGTTGTTCTTTGAAGTTTGCTTGTTGTATTGGTTTACCATATTCTTTTTGATATACTGCTTGTCTATCTGGATGCCATTGAGCGATACCATAAGCTTTACCACCATCACCAATTGCATTTGTTTTAAAGTTTGATTCTGCTTGTAAATTAGCAACTATGCCGGCTGCTTGTTCACTAGACCAACCTTTTGATTTAAAAAATGTAAGTGCTTCTATTGCATCACCACTTTCAGCGATTCCTGTTTTCGAAGTTTCATTTCCGTAATTGCTGCCAGCAGATGTTGGTGATTTGCTTCCGCCTCTTTTAGCTGCACCACCTGGCGCCATCTTTGGTGCTGCGGCCGCTGTCACTGGTGCTGCAGCTGCGGCAGGTGCTGGTGAAGGACTTACACTAGTAGGTTCTGCTGCTACAGGTGTAGGTGAAGAACTTCCCTCAAAAGCATCAAGTTCTTTTTCATACTCAACAAACCATTCATACAAATCATACACATCTTTTGCCAACATGCCAACACCAATAGCAGTAATCAATAAAGAAGCACCAGCACTAAAAGGCGCAGCTACAACTCCAGCTGCAACCGTTGCCATTTTAATTGCCATCCAAGTTCCAAATTTTGCACCAAGCTTACTCAACATTGTTTTTGATGCGCCCTTTTCGTATGCTTTTTTCATCACCTTGGCTATTTTTTCCCATAGTGTTTTATTTTTTTCCATTTCACGATTTGCACCAACAGAACCAAAACTTGTGAGTGGTTTACCAGATGCCGCTGGTGATGGTGATGCCGCTGGTGATGGTATTGAAGCGGTTCCGGATGGCATCATAGCAACACCAGTGCCTATAGTAATAGCACTATTCAAAGCACTTCCAGCTCTATCCGCTATTTCACTACCACGCATACCTTCTGGTTTTCTTGGAGCATTTTCACCTCCAGGATTTGCTTGATTTTCTATATCTTGTTGCGCTAATCTTCTAGCATCTTCTTCATTTTCACCTTGTTGTAAATAATATTTTACGCCTTCGGTTAACAACGCCACTCCACCAACAGCTAATGTGCCTTTGCCGAGAGTTTTTAACCATCCACCTCTACCACCTGTATTTTTACTTCCTGGTGCACCAGGTGAACTTATGCCACCACCAAGACCAGAAATTCTTCTCGCAGCTGCAAACATAGCAGCTTCTAAACCTGCCATCGCTACTTTCATTGCAATAACAGCAACCACCAATATTGCAG